TAAGGACTTTAGACAAACATCCTCTGAAGTGTATAAAACAGAAGGTGATACGCTCTTACAAGTTGTAGTGTCTAAATGGCACGTCAATATTATTGCTGTCCACATCTGGATTCTCCAATATATCTATAAGCCTTTCGAGATACCAGATACACTTCCTAATATCTTCTACAGGCTTCTTCTTATAAGGCCATCTCCAAAGATACTTAAAAGCAGATTGCCAACAATAGGCAGCGTGAGTGTTTACAGCTGCCCCCTCAGTCATAGCTTCCATAGCGTCTATACATTCTATGGTACTATTGTAGTGAGGCGGACTGTTAACGTAGTCCACCTCTTGAGAAGTACCCAACTTTGATAAATCCCATTTAGCCATTAAAACGGTGGCTCCCCATACTCGTCAAGCTCTACACCTTTGTAAGACATATCGACTTCATAGATCTCATCTTCTACAGGCGTATCTGTGAAGTCTTTTTGTATTACACCCATGTCACTTAAGTGCAGTGAAAGTTGAAGCGGTAACTGATTTTCCATCGTAGTCTCCTAAGTTAAATCTACTATCTCACAAACATCACCACTACAAGCCATTGTTTGCATACCTGCGGTGTTGTCCTCTTGTTCATACTCCGATAACTCAGACCAGTCAATAGCCTTTGGCATATTTTGTGAAAGTTCTATATACTCTCGTTCTGAACAATCTTGATAAGGTGCTTGTATATAACTATGATCTATGTGTGGTAAGAAGGAAACACCTGACATTTCATCAAAGTGCTTATAGACAAAGGCACCTACTTCCAGCCACTCATGGTCACGTACTGATATCGTTACGCTAGGCTTATGCTCACACCATGACCTTTGATATATCAACCAAGTATCTAGCTGTTCTATGGCGCTCATATCGTTTCTCGTAACAGCTCCTTCAGGTGATTTAAAAGGGAAACTAAACACTGTTGTCTGATCTGGCCTATACTCTTCAGGTTCATTAGGTATCCCTTTGTCCTTCATAAACTGTGTCAATGGATCTTTATTGTCACCACGCACAGTGCGGATATAATAGGGACTGTGGCGAGCATGTATGCCAGAGGCACTATCCACCAGTTGTGATACCGTTCCCGAAGGTTTAACGCATGTAATCGCAGTAGAACGAGGTATACCAAGACGGTCAGCCCATTCAGCATTAGTATTAACAGCCACGGTGCGTAAGTGCTCAAGGGTCTTCTCCAAGCCTTCGTTCCTACAGGTCATTAAAGCGTTATCCATTATGCCTGTGAGTGACACACCGAGCAGTCGCTCTTCTTCGGTGTTGGTAGTCCACACCTTTCGCAAATACGGAAACTTGGTGTAGGTTGATTGGATAGTTCCCAGTATAGTTGCCAGACGGACTTTATGCTCAAGATCTTCCAAAGTGTCTGTAGCACGTACAACACACTCCGTAAGATTGCAGAACTGATTTGGACGCAAAATGATCTCACTACACGGATTAGTACCGAACTCATAGTTAGGATCACGTCTGCCATTTTTTGCAGCTTGTACTTTACTTGCTTGACGATTGAATACACCACGTTCCCCTGACTTACTTTCTACTAAGGCTTGCCATTCCCGCATGAAGGTTTCCATATCGGGCTTCTCTGTGTAGCTCACACTGTTGTTAGCCAACGCACGATGGGCTGCAGTTTCAAACCATTGTCCAGACTTAGCGTAACGCATACGATCATCACTTAAGTTAGACAGAGAGATCATAGCACTACGGCGTACACCACCTACTACAACAATCTGACCAATGAAACACATAAGGTCATGGCACTCAATAGAGGACAGCTTACGACCTTGAGCGTTCTTGAAAGTCTGTATAGTAAAATTAAACAGCTCTACTAAAGGTGCAGGACCACTAGCTCGACCGCCAAAGGTCTTAAGTCTTGAACCTGCGGGACGTACTAAACCTATATCCCACTGAGGGATCTCACCCGCCCATAAGAGGGCCAATACTTGACGGAAAGCTTTAGCCCAACCTTCTTTACTGTCCTTGACAACAATGGTTGTTTCACTTTCAAACAACTCAGGAATCTCTGGTAGCTTTTGTACAAACTGCCTCTCGACACTGAAGCCTACACCTGTACCACAAAGCAAAATAAACATAGCCTCATCAAACGCTTTAGGATCATCTACAGGCAAGTAGCTGCAGTTATATCCAGCAGTATTATCTCTAGCCAAAGCTGGACCTGCAGTCATCATAGCTCTCATAGAAGGCATAACCTCTAAACCTAAGATAGCTTGCTCTAGTTGAGATGTATTATACTCAGCACCCACCTTCGGACGTACTACATTAGTCATATACCTAGAAACAGTTTCGCTCCAGTCTTCCCGACCTTTTCCATCGAAGTACTTTGCGTACCGAGACTTAGCAATGAAAGCCTGATAGTCTGTTGGTAAATAGTTATTTCTCATCTGTTGTCACCTGATCCTTTTATCTTTCCCGATTTCTTACGCTTGTCTAACTTCTCTAAATTCAACAAAGCTATCTCTGATAGAGTGTAACCTAAGTCATCAGCAGCTAAGGATGCATACCACAGAGTATCTCCAATCTCCTTAGCAATCTCAAGCTTGTTCATGCGACCATCTCTCATCCACTTCTTAACTTTGTCAGCTACCTCTCCAGCTTCACTAGCTAAACCTAATGCAGGGTAAACTAACTTGAAGCTTTTATCATAGATAGCAAAGCTTTTAGCTTTCTGTTGATACAAGTCCATGTCTGTGCCTGTAAGATCGGTAGCTACACTATCAATATCATCCTGAGTTATCATCTTCATACATCTCCAATTCTACGAAACCTAATTCATCTAAAACTATAAGAACACTAGGCATATCTGTTTGACTGTCCTCTAGTATTCTATCAATACCGTAGGTCTCTAACAAGTCTAATACTTCGTCATAAGATCTATCTTTATCATTCATCTGCATACTCTTTTCTAAGAGCAGACAGAGATATCCACTGAAGATCATAGTTACCGTTGTCTACATATCTTTTGACCACCGCACCAGATCTCCACTCTCGGTTAGCTTGACCTGCCCAGCTCTCCTCTTTACCTTTGAAGCAGCCAGCCACAAGACCATTGATCGGATAAGGACTAGCGTCAGCTTTATGGTAATAAGAGAATTTATGACTATGACCGACAGTAGCAGAACAGGCCAGCTTTTCAGTAAGAGAATAGCCATGATGCTTAGTTGACATAGCAGAACCATAGTTACCAGAAGAAACATAATGACCGTAGAGTATACCATCATAGTGAGCGAGGGTGGGGGCTGAGTTAGAATATTCATGGTAGTCATTGAACCAGTGGTCTGTCTGCAAGTGCTTGAAGGAGATTCCGTATTTATCCCCTTCGAGCCGTGGATCAGTCTGTATAGCCCTCTTAATCCTATTCTCATGATTACCTTCAAACCCTATCCAGCTTGACCTCTTGTACTTCCTTTGGTTAGGCATATGGCGCAACTTCTCCATAGCATCGTTGTAGCACTCAATGTCTTTCTCGTAGTTCTGAGAGACAACAGCTTGAGGACTACGAGTGTCAAAGCTGTTAAGAGACTTCATGTCAGCGCCATCCCCAAGGTCTACAACATAAGTCGGGTTAATGTCATGGATGAGGTTGCCTAACCAAAGAAACCTTTCATTACTTACAGAAGGGTCTGCGTGAGCACAGGAGAAAACTACTACAGTCTTGTGTCGGGAATAGATGTAGGACATTTAGATCTCCAGTGTCTCTATAGAAGTCTTGAAGTGCTTCTGTACTACGTGGAGAGCTTCTTCTTCGGGGTGACAGATATAACCCCTGACATACTCTCCACCGTCATCATAGTTTCCCTCAAGACCAAAGTAATCTCCAAAGTCTAACACTTCACCTTCTGCCCAATAGATTTTCATTTTTGACATCTTAGTAACTCCATAAAGTAGTCTGCCTTACATAGCGCCAACCATTCTTGACGGTCACCTCTAAGAAAAACTACGGGTTCATATTTACCATCTTGTACAGCTTGACTTAAGTACTGATACATAGTTTTAAAGTCCCTACGTCTCTTTACTTCGATGGACAATGGAAGAACTTCTCTAGCTCTTGGGGAAAGAACAATGTCCTCTCCGTTTACCCCCATGATCTGTGACTTAACATCATCAGGGTGAAGCTCAGGGAAAGCTTTTAGTAGCCTATCCCTGACTTCCTGTTGACCTACGCGGCCTTTTGCTTTCGCTGATCTAGCGGTTGCCATAGCTCTCCCTCTTCTCTTCGTAGCCAAAGAAGTCTAGCATTCTCAATGACCCTCTCTCGGTCACCGTCATAGGCTTTTAAAACGGCATCCCAAAGGTCTTCTTCTTTAACCAAACCCTCAAGTATCTTTTCAGCTTTCTTAGGACCAACTCTGTATAGCCCTTTGATGTTATCGGCTGCATCACCTGTAAGGATTTGCGTGTAGAAGAACTTAAGACCACTCTCTTCGTCTACGTTTTTCCAGACATTAGTATTAAAGTTAAAGTGGAAGGCAGGTATCTGAAGCATATCCTTATCAGCTGAAGCTACAACAGACCTGTTGCCAAACTTTGTAGCTTCTATGGCAATCAAGTCATCAGCTTCTTGACCACAAGAAATCTCAGCATCCCAAGCTTCCACTAAGTGATCTCGTATAGCTGATAACCAGACTGGCTTCTCTAAACCTTTCCTGTTTCCCTTGTATACTGCAGTCTTAGCTATCTCCTCACGAAAGTTACCTTTGCCTGTAAGGTAAACCTGATACTCCCCTGAGTTAGTATAAAAGGAAGTCTCAGAAAGTATGTAAGACATAAAGGTATCAACCTCTATAAGAGCAATCTTAAGAGGTTTGTCTTTGTTTGCAAAGGCCATCCTATAGGCTACAATGTCTCCGTCTATAATTACTTTACTCATCTTTCTCACTTAACCTAACCTTGAGTACATCTGGTGGATACCCAAAAAAGAAGTCATCGAAACCCCAAGAGTTAGCAGCTTTGATACATATGTACTCAAAGTCTTCTGTCGTATACACATTATTTTGCGTATAAGTCATGCTGCGTACTTGGTCAAACTCGTCAGTCTCGGTGACCGTTATCTCTACCTTACAACCCATACTATTCTCCGTAAGGAGAAGCCCCCGAAGGGGCTTCAGTTAAAAACCAGATGCCATATCTGCGTCTGGGACATAAGAAACTAAGTCAAGGACACCTAGCTTCTCTAGGCGGTGACCTGCCATATTACCTTCACCATACATAACTACTTTAACACGAACCTTGGAGCCATTACCAATGAGACCGTCCGTCTCAAAGTCCCAACGTGTCATTCCTTCATAATCTCCGTCCATCTTAAGTACAACAGGTGGCCCACCGAACTCCTCTACAGACCTATTGACGTGGTTACGATAGATCTTAAAGTATTTACCAGTACCAAAACCTTCTCCGTCATAAGGGTCTTTAAGGGCAATCTGTTTACCACGGGCTTTAGCCTCAGACATGATCTTGTCTAAGTTCTCCTGATCTTCTGGATAGAACTCTGCATTGTACTGCCCATCAGGTACAAACTTTGTGTCCATTTCTGATGTACGAAGTCTAGCCCATTTGATGTAGCCATCCATTACGATTGTCATTGCTTTACGTTTAGCCATTTTCTCATCCTCTGTTTGAGATAGATTTAGTATATAGTATCTAGGATAGTAGTGTCAACCCCAATCTAATGTATTTCTGCATAATTATTTCCAAAGCTATAATCTATGCCAAGTGGTACATTAAGTTTAACTAGATTGTTTACACTCTCAATACTATCTTTCATTATCTTTGCTACATTCTCCTCTTCTCCTATATTACACAGAACAATAACCTCATCGTGAAACTGTCCTATGACGTTTAAACCGGCTTGCCTACACTTACCCACCCACAGGTCAAAGCAGTAAACACCAGTGCTTTGATTGAGAGTACTAAACTTATCCTTCTCGTATCGTAACGAGTGGTATATACCGCTGATAGGGTTCTGCAGCCAAGAGCTACCGTTTACCTCACGAACCTTAACATTGTCGGCTACAGCGCCTATAGACCAGTTTCTTTCCCAGAATGCAGAGAGCATGAAGTCAGCCTCTGAGTAAGTACCTGCCATCTGTACAGCCAAACTCTTTGGACCTACACCGTAAGTGGCTGCATAATTAACAACCTTGAATTTCTTACGCAGGGACTTAAGATCAAGCTCCCCTTTGTTGTAGGCATCTATGTCAGACTGAGATATCTTACCTGAGTGTTTGGCTAAATCCAAGTGAGGATCAAAGCCTTCTACTGACATCTCATCAACGTAGTCTGGGTCATGGTCATACATGTAGTGCCTCTTAGTTGTATCTTCCAGTGATACCATATCAGCACCACACAAGACATGACCTTCGGGTGCAATCAGGCATCCTCGGATCTCTTTACCCCAAGGCTTTTCCACTGAGGGTAGATTTACCAAAGGACGAGCATGGCGGAACCGCATGGTATTAGTGAAACCTGCAATACTGGCTTTGACATAGCCATCCTCTACAGAGTTTACGAAAGCTTTGAAGATAGCCAGACGATGGTTGATTATCGTAAGACCTTCTAACAGTTCTACAGATTTATCTCTTTCTATCAAGTCTTTGACAGATTGACATAGCTCATTGTTAACACGTATCTGAGGTACACCTTGAGACTCCATCTTACCACTATCTTGCTTTAACTTACGTGCACCTACTATGTTTTGTGCCTCTTTGTTAAAGTTAGAGTGACCTTCCTTACCCTTGTAGTTGTCAATATAAACAGCAGGTTCCCAACCCAAACTAAACAACCAGTCCTTTACCTGTGTGATGGAATTAGGATTGGCGTCTACCTCTCTCAGGACTACCTTAACAGTCTCAGTAGTATGAGGGAGCATCATATCATCCATGAGAGCTACCCAATCACTAGCAAGCTTGGTCAGATCACCAGCAGAGTTAAGCCACTTGGCAGGTCTCTTACGAGTGCTGTAGACCTTTTGATTAGGCATAGCTTCTGTAAGCTGATCGACTTTATCCGCCTTCATAGCTTCCAGTTGAGCTAAGTGGGTCTCAGCTTTGTCTACATCCAATTTCCACTGTAGCTTCTCTTGATCTGCAGCACAGTCCAGTTTGAAGCCTAAGTAGTTAATGCACTTTTTAAGATCTTCCTCTTCTTTATAGAGCTTCTTCATCTTGTACATAAGCTCTTTGTACAAACGAGTGTTAATCTTAACGTCTTCTTCACACCTGTGTATATACTCCTCTACACTAAGGTTGGCCCAATCGTCTATCTGAGGCTTAGGTACACCGTACTCTACTCCATAGCCCTCAAGACCATGACGAGGACGATCATAGTTAACATACCAAGACAAAGCTAGAGTATCTATTACCTGTTGATCTCTCCTAGGCTTAAACCCAATGATCTTCTCAAGCACAGGCAAGTCATAACGTATGATGTTGTGACCTATAATCTTTCCAGCTGCACATAAAGCTGCTCTCATCTCTGCGTAGTCTGTGGTAGACACCACAAGATCTCCTTCAGTAAAACTAAGGCAGTGTATCTTTGTAGCATCAAAGCCATCTGTTTCAATATCGAATATCATCTTAACCCCACTGTTCTGCCATAGCATCTGCTATGCCTTGATAAGTCATACTACGTTTCTTCCAACGATCTTTAGAAGGAGAAAGATAGTGTATTCTGTTACGCTCTGCTTTAGTAAGCTTTAGCATATCCTCTTTTACATTATCCGTTTCCTGTAACAAAGGCAACCCTCTAAGCCACAGACAGGTAGCTTTCTGTTCCTTATGACCAAACATCCAAGGTTGTATAGTTTGACTTTGATGCCTAAACCCAATCAACTCTTTTGCATACTTGTGCATGATAGGGTTTTCCACACAGATCTTAGGTATCTCTAAGTCAAGGAACAAGCTAAAGAACTCTGCACCTTCTCTTAGTTTGTCCCACCTAGATGGGTCTCTGTGCAACCAAGATACCCCTGCATTGGTCAGGTAAGTGCAAGGTGGATGAGCTATAACCATATCCCAAGAAGTGTCGTAAAGGACATCTCTTACGTCTCCTTTGTAGTGATAAGGACTGTCATCATCTGAATCCAATAAGTCACAAGATACAGCGTTATGTCCTTTAGCTCTGAAAGCCTCTCTGACAGTCCCAGAGAACTCACAAGCTACGAGAATGTTTTTCTTAACGTACATTTGTTTCTATCCTTTATCCTATACCAACGCTCCATAGTTCTACTTATACTCTTAGGCGTTAGTGATGTGGCGTGTAGGAGTATACCCCCTGTTACTCTTCCGTACAACCCCTCAATTTCAAACAGGGCATTGTCTATGTAGTCTCCTTCACAACCTTGGCTGATAGAAGGGGTGTTTGGCAATGGACCTCTCAATCCTAACTCTATTTGGTTTACCTCGAAGTCGAAGAGAGCTTCCCCTAAAGCTTGTTCATGTATCGACATATTGCACCACCCTTGCAACTACATAAGATTTAGCGCGTTTTATCGCCTCTTCTTGGTTATCGTAAAGCCTTGGTTTAGTGTTGGGATGAAGTATGTCATCGTCAACCTCATTGACCCACTCTGTACCCCCAAGGCAAACTTGTACTGCATATTTAACCACTGACATTTGGTTTCCTCTTAGGTTTAACAGACATCGAAGGTGTATTAGTCTTCAAGCATTGACCTGTGGCATTCCTATCTAAGGCATACACAGGTTCGTAATAGGCTCCTAGAGCGTCTCCACAGGACTTAGCACTGGGGAAGATCACTTTAGACTGTAGGTAATCACCGTTAAGTGTGTAGCTCAACACAAGTACAGTATAAAACAACATTATAAATACTCCACTACTACGCCAGTATTCCACTTCTTGGCTTCCTTTTCGGCTTCCTCACGGTCAGTAAAGACCCATACCTTAGTGTCGTATGTCCAAGGGTTCTCTTTTCTAACGAAGGTGTATTCACCTTTCTCAATCTCTATTTGAACTGCGTATCTACCCATCATTCTACTCCTATACATGGTAATAAGATAGTCTGCTTACAGTAACGGGGGAACTCGTCATACGTCATAGCAATCAATATAGGTAAACCTACTATTATAAATGCTACTATAGCTGATGCTTTGATTGCACCTTTAATATTACCCCTCATGAGTGTGTCTCCTCTAGTGTAAACGAATGTGAGTCAAATAGAAGAGTACCTGCCATACCTTCTTCAGAACAAGGGCGGTTCTTCTCTACCCGTAGCTGCGTAGTATTACGCTCATGGTCATCCTCTGACAATTTATCACGGTACAGGTCAATGATCACAGAAGCTCTCTGACCGATCATCTTACAGTACTTAGGGTCACCGTTATCGTTTGTATGTGCAATGGTCACAATACCTACGTTAAGCTCTGCAGCAAGCTTAGAGAGCCTTACAGATAGATCTGCAAGCTGTTGCTCTTTGCTTTCCTCAGAAGACCCTACTACTACATCTTGGATAGGCTCAAAGAAGATATACTTACACTCACAACCTTGGCTTAGGTAACGGATCTGCTCGATGAAGTCATCAGTATCCCCACCGTCAGGCATATAGAACTGATAGATCAGCTCGTCCTTGGTTAGATCTCTGATGGCATCCTCTACTAGGTCGTGTACCCCAAGGGCATCAATGATATCCCTACGTGTAAGGTTTTGGTTCAAGTGGTAAGACACAAGACCTAACAAGGAGCGTAGCTTGGTTTCCTCAAGGTGCCAAGAAGCGAAAGGTACACCCCGTTTGATCATGTTGTACTCAAGGTAACGCATGACCTCAGTTTTACCAATGCCAGTAGGTGCTTTGATCACAGTGAAGTGACCCTGCATCAAACCCATGATCTTATCGTCAAGAGCTTCGATACCTGTAGGTACATAGTTATACTCAGGGCTTTCCTTGAATAGCTTGACGAACTGATCTGAGGTATTTAGAATATTCTCAGGGGTATACTTATTAGCATTCCACCAAGCGTTACTGAACTCCTTACGTGCATTATTGGTAAGGAAATCATTAGCGTCTTTGTAGACATCGTGAATAACCCTATAGGTTTTATTAGGGAACATGTTGAATATCTTAGCAGCCACTGCATTACCAGCTGCATCATTATCAACACTAAGAACGATCTTCTCAAAGCTATCAAGCCAAGGGGTACACTTCTCCCAGAGTCTCTTAGAGGGTGTAGCAGAGGGCAAAGACACCACAGGGGTGATGGACTTACCACCCATGATCTCCTGCACTGAGAGAGCGTCTATCTCACCCTCAGTGATGGTTACCATACGTGCACAACCTGCAGGGAATATGTTCATACCAAAGAGTTCATCTTGACTAAGGTTCTTAGCCGAGAAGGTCTTGGGTAGTACCCTGATCTTCTTTCCACCGGAGGGGTATACATACTCTTGTTTAACTACGTCTCCTGCGGCATTCTTGTAGCTGCGTACATCATACATCTCCATTACACTACTAGAGATACCTCTAGCTGCAATATACTCATAGTCTTTTATCTCTGGTATCTCTACATCAAAAGCCATTTCTTCATCACTCCTATTGCTTTTACGTTTCACCACTTTATCTATTGCGAAAGACCAATCATCGCAAGACTTACAATGCCCTATTCCTTCATCTGTATTGTAGCTGTAGGCATCAGAGCTGCCACAACCCTCTACATTAGGACAAGGTAATCTACCTATCTCTGGCATAATTTTTCCTCTTTTAGTCATATCACTCTTCTCAACTGCGAGAAGTAAAACTATAATACACTATAGTGTTACGAAAGACAATAATAACTTTTAGTATTTATAAATAAAGTAACACTAAAGATAGGGATTTCTATCGCAGCCTTATTTCTATCGGGGGCCAATTTCCACTGGCGGGGTAGCTAAACCAATTTCTATCGGGGGCCAATTTCTATCCCAGGCCCATTTCTATCCCAGGGTTTAAGACACCTGGATTAAAACTAAGGTTAGACCCTGGCCAGGTTCCAGGTTAAGATCTAAGCCAGGGTCCAGGGTTAAGGCAAAAGAAAAACCCTAGCTAATCTCTTAGCTAGGGCCTAGTCTAGTTTAGTGTATTAGTTTGTTTGTGTATCTCTAAGTTTACAATATTGGTCATATCTTCCAAAAGAGCTAAGGCTTGAATTAGCATATCTAGCCCTTCTTCAACCCTACCTAAGTTAATAAACACAGCTGATAGCCTTATGTTCTGCTTAACAGCCTCGGTAACTTCTAGTATTCCTTCTAAGTGTTTCATGGTCATTCCTTTGTTAGAGTTAGAGGGGGCCGAAGCCCCCTGCTGTTAGGCTAGGCGACTGGTAACTGTTACATTAGCACCGTACTCATAGAGTTCGTCTACGAGATCATAGGGGTTCCCGTAGAAGTCCTTGAGCAATAGAGCTACCGCTTGGGGATGGCTACAGACAAGCTCTAGGAAGTCGTCCGCTTCAGTATCTTCTGCCACCACTTTAGACGGTAAGTAGTAGCCGTCGTCGTCCCAGTGGTCGAAGGAGCTTCTATAGCTTCCGTGTTGGGGATACCCCCAGTGACGGTCGTAGTAGTAATCTAACACGGTAGGATCGCGCTCGAATACTAGCTTTGACCAGTCGGCTGCTATAAGCGCATCTCTGAGGGCTGAAGCGAAGAACAGGTCTTGCGTTTCTGCCTTAGTATGCTGCGCGTTGTAACCCACAGAGAGGTTTGTGCACTCTGAGATTAGCTGCGAGTACTCGTTAGAGTCGGTGTAGGAACCTGTAGGGTCAGGTCGCATACCTAGTCCAAGGATACTGTCTAGGGATACTGCAAAGGCATCAGAGCATGTCCTGATCCCTGACTGATGGGTGATGATATCTTCCTTGCCCTTCCTGTCGAACGATATCACAGCCTTGAGGCTATCTATCCATGGCGGGTTGTCCTTAACAAGTTTGCTAGAGCCAATGCATCCGCTTTCTTCTTCGGCATGGACTACATAAACTCCCTCGATACCTGCGTCGATCATTTCTAAGATCAACCATATACCAGTGGCACAGTCTGCGCCCAGACAGTTAGAGTCGCTGTCATTAGCTAGGCTAACGATATCGTTCTTGATCTGGATCTTTTGCATACCGTCAGAGTTATGCACACTATCGTAGTGAGCTGCAAAGCAGAGCTTAGGGTTGTTACCTATGACAAGCTCATAGTTACCATGCTTGTCTGGAAACCCGAAGGTCGGGTGTAGAAAACGGCTACAGAAGTCCTTTATGGAATCCGTGCCATGCTTGCGCTTAAACTTAAGCATTGAGGTTAAACTATGCACTGTCTTTAGTCTCCTGTTCTCGGGGTTCTAATACCCAATGTTCGTTGGTTGCGTCATAGATATACTTAGTGGTAAAATCATTAAGGTTATACCAAGAGATGCCATAAGCAGACGCCCTGCCTCCACAACTTAGATCATTGCTCTGATCGTTATGATAGATTTCTTCTACAAGATCACACATGAAGTAGTCGTTGTCATATTCGTCTTGGCTGATAACTATGCCATCACCTGTAGTATAGACATGATCTTCATCCCAGAGTTCACCTGACTCGGTTTCTACGGCGTGATGACTAGAGCAATGCTCACACCAAACCATATGTTGATTACCCCAGCGATTAACTGTGTTAACATCTGTAGCCTCATCCCTAGGTAAATCTTCCTCGCAATAGTCGCAACAGAAGAATAGAGAGTGGTAACAGTTTTCACAATAGCTGTCACCATCGCGGGTATACTGGTAACTTTCCTCCACTGTATCCCCGCACTCTAAACAAGAGCAACAACCACCGGTCATAAGTAAGCCGTTGTATTGGCTGGCGTCTATGTCTCCATCCCTAGAAATCTCTAGCTTAGTAACTTTGCTGCCACCGGCATACTTTTCCTCTAGCTGCCTAGGTTCGTAATCAAGATAGGGAGCAATGTATCCACCTTGGTATGGTATAGCTTTAAGCTGACACCCTACCCATGACTGGTTATCCCCAAGCTCTATTTCAGCGAAAGAAATAAACGCGCGAAGTTTCTTGTAGGCCATTTCTGAGACTGCATAGATAGGCCCAGCTTTAGGTTTTATCTCTACACCTGCCCTAGATTTGGCTACAACAACACGGCCACCAATACGTCCACCGTCATCTTCTAACCAGATAACATCGAAGTCACCCGAAGCGTAAGCCTCTGCTGGGTGATTAGGCATGTGGTCGAACTTGTACCGCATACAGCTATTGACTGAATGTTTCTTATGCCAACCCGTATCCAAATTCTCAGGGGATACCTGAGTATGTGAATAAGCTTTGGCAAAGTCCTTAGCACTAGAGCCAGTGTGTACAGTGTACTCTCTGGGCATTAGCTTAGACTTTACTGCGTCCACTAAGCTATCAATCTCAAAGTCTAGTAGCTGTGGAAACATTTTTCTAATGGCACGACCTATACGGACACCTCTGCGTCCGCTGCGACCTTTATCCCTAGCTGCTAAGTCAGGGTAGATAAACATAGCAGCAGGTTCGTCCTTGTCTATGTTAGGCCAATAGATATCTAAGACCTTACTGACGTTAGCTGCTTGTTCATAGTAATAGCTAGTATCAAGACTATCGCAGTCGTCTACTTCTTGCTTTATCTTTTGAGCTAGGTATTCGTATAAGAAAGTCTTACACCTTTGTGAAAGTCCATTGGAGTCATAGAAAGTTTCTATCTCCAGACCTTCGAGAGCTTTACCGTAATCTCTCATAGTTACCTCCTAAGTAACAGTTACAGTTTGCAGCATAGGCTGCGGTTAAGATACAGGCTAGGGCACGAATCACTAGGCGCACCTATCCCGTACTAAGATAGTAACATTTAGAATAGTCTAAGTCAAACCCATAGTTTTTTCTATAGGGATACTCTAGTTTGTGATCACAAATGATTAGCTGCAATAAAAACCTAGTGTTTTCTTATGGTTATGGCGTGGATGGTTGGCTTAGGTTTATATTAGGTTTCCCATCGGGGGTTCTTTTGTGATCACATAGGTGCTGCCCTGGCCTGGTCCGAGGCTAAAACTTTAGGTCATTTCCCATCCTGGGCCTTACCCTGGGGCTAACCCTGGAACCTGGCTTATTTCCTATCCTGGGCCTTAGCTAAGGTCTAACCCTGGAGCCTGGGCTAGTTCCTACCCTGGGGCCTGGCCTGGAGCTAACCCTAGAGCCTGGCTTAATTTCTACCCAGGGTCTAGCCCTGGAGCCTGGCCTGGAGCCTGGCTTATTTCCTATCGAGGGTCTTAGCTTAGGGCTATGCTTAGGGCCTAGATATGGCCTATGCTATGGTCTAAGCTATGATCTAGGCTAGTAAATTAATTTGATAATAATGCATTTTTATTCTTGACGCTATGCGCTGCGGCTGTTAATGTCTTTATATACCAAGAACGGTATAGCTTAGT